CAGAAGTTGCGTCAACTGAGTCTGACGATGAAACTTTGAGTTATTTCGCTAAACTTGCGAATGACGAGTAAGTACTTAATTTAAAAACAAGATTTTTAGACCCCACAGAAATGTGGGGTTTTTTTATTTTGCAAGTTCTTGTTTATCATTATCATTACCAAAGAAGAAATCACCAACAGTCTGTAAAATCCCACCACTACTTTGACTTTGGTCATTTACACTTTGGTCGGAGAAGTCAAAGATATTGTTTGTATTACCACCTTCTTTACCCGTAGCCGCACCAATCTTATCTGCCCTATCTGAACTTATTTCTGGTTTTGCAATAGTGTCTTCAATATCTCTACCAACCATTACATCATTAAAGGCACTAGTAAATCTTGTTCCTACAGTTCCTTCCCCAAATATGTTCGCTGCGGCCTTAACACCTTCAAAGAATGCCATAGGTAGTTTTAAAAGATAATCGAATATACCTTTAATTCTTTCTATTGTTCTATCTTTAAATGCAACTAACCTATCAAATATTTTTTTAGCCTGGTCTCCAATAAAATTAAGTGAGTCGATAAAGAATTGTTTAATTGTATCTGCAACTCCCATAAAAAACTTTTTACCTTCTTCGGTCATCATCGGCCCTATGTTTGGAAGAATACCAGCAAATACTTGACCGAAGTCTATTTCTAATTTACCAGTGAAAAAATCATACATTCCTTTTATCATTCCTACAATTAAATCATCAACAAAGGTAATTATATCTCTAATTAAATCCGAAAAAGAAAAACTATCAATCGCCTTAATAATATCACTATCAGCAGAAACGAATATTCTAAGAATACTACGGACAATAAGTTTAAGTAAATCCAAAATACCACCAACAAACATTGCAATAAACTCTCTAACAAAAACTACAACAGCATTTCTGAAAGTCATGAGTACTGCCATAAATATATTTCCGTCAAAATCTTCCATAAATCTTTCAAATGATGCTGGTATCGAAAATACGGCTCTAAAAAATGCAATAGCAACAGTTAAGGGTTTTAATAATTTTCCTAAAACTTGACCAAATGCAAATCCTAGTTTTCCAAAAATACCAAAAAATTTACGAATTCCTTTAAAGAAATCACCCATGGCTTTAAACCCTTTAGGCCCTACCATAAGTTTTGTTGAACTTTGTACTAAATTAGTTATTTTTCCAAATGGACTAAAAAGGTTTTTAGTCACGGTTCTAAACAAATTACCTATTTTTTCAAAAAACAACATCAATTGAAATCTAACAAATCCAAAGCCTTTATCGGGATTTTGTAATTGAAATATACTATTGAAAAGTCTTAGTGCGGGGGGGAACGAAGAAAATGCAGACTCAAACAAACCACGTAAAAGTCCAAGGAAACCCATGAAAATAAAACTTAAACCACCAATAAACCCTTTGAAAACTCCATTGTCTCTAAGTTCATCGGATAAACCTTTGAACTCAAATTTTGCAAGTCTATCATCTAATTTTTTCTTATCATCTAATCTTTTTTCTTCTGCCTCTAATGCATTTACTTGTTGCATTGCAACAAATTTATTAATAGCATTACCTAAACTACTAAGTGCTGCATTCTTTTCTTTGCTTTCTTTGTTTTGTTCTTTTAGAGTCCCAACTAATTTGTCAATTACTTGTTCATCTTCTGTTGCAATAGTATCTACCATACTTCTATTTATACTTAGACTGTTCTGCTTTCGCTTCTTCTTCTCGTTTTTTTATCCATTCTAGAAGTAAACTGACGTATATTTCCCTTTCCCATGGTATCATATTTTCCAGTTCAGTTAAACTATATTTGTAATTCTGCATTAATGCAAAATTTGTTTGGTAGTGATTAACTAAACTTTCATGCGAAAGGTTTAGGAGAAAAAATCCGATATCCCCGCAAGTGTCTGTTCATTGTTATGAGAACAAGAACCACATGTAAATGATATATCTTTTTTCATTGTTGGCATGGTTGAAACAAAATCAGTTAACTTTTTAAACTGTTGTGCGTTCATTGACTCGACAAACATTGCAATTTCTTCTTCACTTACATCTTCTGCATCAATTCTTGCATCTTTGGTTATGACTGCACCAATACAGTGGTTAACAATTTTGTAAGTAAGTTCTGCTTCTTTCATTTCTTCTTGCCAGTTATTAATAAAAACTTCAAAAGAAGGATACCTGGCCTCTATTGTAATTTCATCAGATATTTTTATATTGTTATCAATATCTGGTACATCTACACTCACCTGAGATAAATCTACTGATACTTCATTTCCATGTTCACATTCAGAACATTTAACCATAATTTTTGTAGACTCTCCCACAGACTTACTTCTAATTTGTGTAAACATATATTCAATATCAAACATAGTAAGTTTCGATACATTTATTGTATCTGAAACACATGCCTCAATTGTGTTAATCATTGCCTTAAGTGCGGCCTTTTGGTCTTTTGACTCGAATGCAAGAAGAAGTATTTTTTCTTCCTTTACAAGATACGGACGATAACTAACAGTTCGTTGAGTTGAAGGTATCGTTAGTTCGTGCGAAGGGGTCGCATTCAGTTTTGGTAAAACATTACTCATAATATTACTCCTATAATAATGTAATTCTATTTATTCAAGTTCTAAGTGCATCTTTAAATATTTTTGATAGTCCAGTCTTTTCAATCACTTTATCTAATACTTTTTCTTTTATATCACCTTCTACGACAGTAAAGTCTTTATAGGACAATTGCACTGTTATTTCAACTAAACCGTCTGGGTCATTAGATAAAGGTATCTCATTTAAAGTAGTAGGATATGCTTCATTTAATCTTACAGAATAATTTACACCTTCTGCAAGTTGACTTAAATCTTGACGACCAACTAAACCTAAATCAAATGCACCGTTTTGAAAATCTATCGGGCCGACAGAAGGTAGTCTTTCTGCGATTGCATCTGGTAAAGGATTATCAAATAGTTTTCTAGGGCCTAGTGGTGGAGACTTTGCGTTTTTATCCAGTTGTTGAATTACTACTGGTTTGGTATAATCTTTATAATATCCAACTTCTAAAGTATTTGGATTGAGTGCAAATGATTGCCATGTATCAAAATACTTTCTTGCTTTAAAATCATTTAGTCCAATAAAGGTCATAGTGACATCTGCGAATGCGTGACCATTTGCAATTTTTCTATTGGTTGCACCTAACATATAATCTGCACTTGTCACTTGTCTGCCTGGAATTGAGACATTTTTACAAAGTAAATCTAAACTTCTTGCGGATACTCCACCTACTGGCGGCAAGAATACTCTATATCTATTTGCAAGTGCAAGACCGTCTCCACTGGTTATTTCGGATTTTAAATCATCTATTCTACTCATGATATTTTCTTCCTACTGTCTGCGTATATCTTCTGTTTAGTTGCCTTTTCAAACATTGCAGTTGGTAAAAAAGTTGCAATCTCCCACTCGGGTGCTTTTACTTCTGCAAACTTACTCTTCACGTGTTCAGTTAAATAGTGTTTAATACATGGTTTATAGTATTCTAATTCAGATGTTCCCGCAAGTAATCTAGTTGTCAATTGAAACTTTGCGTCTTCACTTTTCTTACTTGTGACATTATCCATTAGTGCATCAAGAAACTGAGCACGAAGTATGGGTGGTAGGTAGTGTAAGTTTAATCCAAGAAAACCGCCTTTTGCGGGTTTCAGTATAATTGACAAAGGAAACCTATCGTAATAAGGTAAAGTTTCTTTATGTTTCGGGTCATAAAAGAACATTTGCATAGAACCAATAATTCTACGACCGCTACTACTTAAAGGTTCTTCTCGCATTAGTTCATTACGACTTATACCACGCATTGCCTTTGCCTTTTTCATAAACCATTCTCTACTCTCTTTAGTTCTTGGAGTAATCTGATTTCTAAAAGCCGCAAGTTCTAACTTCTGGAATATATTTGACATACTTCTATTTATACTTATTTTTTCCTATTTGTAAAAGGTTTTAATGGTTTCATAGATTTTGGTAGAATACCCATAGACTCTAAAGTTTTTTCTGTCCAGATTTGAAACTCATACCCATTGTCTTTTGCAAACTCATTAGCTGCGTCCCACTTATTCATATTCCTTACATATGTTGCAGCCTCATTAATAAATGTCTTGGTTCTTCTACTTCCCTTTCTGGGCGGTTTGGTTTGTGAGTCTGGTTTTATTTCTACCAGTATAGTCTTACCTTCTTTAAATGTTATTTTTAAATCAAGAAAATATCTATGATATCTTTTATCTACTTCATAGAAATACGGGACAACAACTTCTTCGGAACTCCAAGATTGTACCTTTGGATTTTCATCACACCAACGAAAACAGTTGCGTTCCCATAGAGAACGAAAGATGACATTCTCATAATCACCTTTATACTTTTTTGTATTTTTTACTTTATATCTTCCTTTATAGGTCTTCATTTGTGTATAAATAGAACATAATAACTATTTAGTAGGAATACATATGTCAAATATCGCAGATGCAGGCTTTAGTACAACCAACGGTAATGGTAATAAGGAAAATACAGAAGTAAACAAAGAAATAGTAGACGAGTCCAATGTCGAAACGGTACAAAAAAACTCGAAAGGTGAAGACCAAAGAAAAATTAAAAATCTTAAATATCCTTTAGATGATAACGATTATAAAGGAACTCTTGTATTTCATACTATTATAGAAAGTAAAGATAATACGTTGGCTGATGAAATAGGTGGTACAGAATTTGATAAAGCACAAAAAGAAATAATTGACAAGTTTGAAGCTGATGTAGAAAAAGAATTAATTGAAGAAGGTGGTGGTGTTATATCCACTGATGAAATCGATAAATTACAAGCAGATGTGGATAGTCTTGCAGAAAATAAACAAGTTGCTAGAGTTTACAATTCTGCCGCTGCTAAAGAATATAAAGCAAAGAAACAAATGATTAATGACTTAAGAGGAAAGGAAGTAGAAAAAAGAGTAAAAAGTAAAGAGAATGGTTTTCAAAATTCTTTACAAGAAGACATACCAGAACTATCAAGTAAAAAAATTACTCTATATATGCCTATGGCCCTTAACTTTAGAGATAATGTAGGTTATGAAAATGTAGATTTAGGTTTTTCTGGTGGTCTTATTGAGGGTGGACTTGCTGGAAATAAAAATAGAGGAAAACTGGGAGATACGATTAATAGTGTTCTTCAAGGAACGGGACAAACTTTAGGTAGTCTTTTTGGAAAACAGTCAGGAGAACTTGCAACACTGGCCGCACTACAAGTAAATGTCGTTGCAAAGGCATTAGGAGAAGGTGCAGTATCAGCAGTAAGACAGGCGGGGGGTGTTAGATTAAATCCCAATACTCGTTCTTTATTTAAATCAGTTGCACTACGTGAGTTTGCATTTCAATTTAAATTTATTGCAAAATCATTTCGAGAGGCAGAAGAAGTTAAAGAAATAATACAATTTTTTAGAGAAGAACTCTACCCAGAAGATATTGAGATACCTATAGGAGATGAAGGAAATATGGTTTCGGTTGGTTATAGATTTCCTAAAAAGTTCCAGATTGATGTACTTTATGACGGTAAACCAGTTGCTGGTAAAATTAAACCATGTTTTTTAAGAGACGTGAGTGTCACCTATAACCCTACTAATCAAACAATGCATGGTGGAGATAATCCACACTTCACTGAGATAGATATGTCTCTTGCGTTTACTGAGTCAAGAACATTATCAAGAAAAGATGTTGTGCATGAGGGATACTAATGGCTGCGGGTAATTATTTTAAAAACTTTCGTTTTGCAGAATATAAGTTTGGTGATAACACAGATATAGATTTATTTAATAATATTACACAGTATGTGGATTTAATTGACCAAGTAAGAAATAATATATCATTTACTGAAAAGTATAACATACTATCAGGAGATAGACCAGATGTAGTATCCCATAAACTCTATGGTACTATGGATTACTACTGGACATTTTATTTGATGAATGAACATGTAAGGTTAAGTGGTTGGCCTCTTAATAATGATGAAATACTTGACCAACTAAAATCAAAATACCCAAATCGTGTTTTGACAACAACATCTGAAATAGGTGCATTGTTTCCAGTAGGACAAGTAATTGAAGGACAATCTTCAAGTGCAATTGGTGAGATTGTAAAAAGGAACTTAGACTTAGGTCAGTTATTTGTTAAACTAACTCAAGGAACTAAATTTACTGCGGGAGAAATAATATCTTATGTAGATACTTCTGCAACTGGTTCTCCAACTAGAACACTTTCAATAACTGGAGAAACCGAACAATACAATGCAGTGCATCATTATGAAGATAACGGAGTACAAGTAGACATTGACCCATTTAGTGGCCCTGGCGTAAGTTTAACTCCTATAACTTATCGTGATAGACTTGAGTCTAGAAACGATGCATTGAAAGAAATTGTAGTCATTAGACCAGAACAAATAACTGCAATTGTATCTGAATTCCAGAGATTTCTGAAACAATAATGAAATGGAACAAAATCAATATATTATAACAAAATGTCATTTGAGTTCTGATAAACTCGGTGGTTTTGATACAAACACTATTGATATTCAAGCTTTAATTTTAGAAATAAATTTATATGAAAGTATATACAGTATGTGTATTACTGGAGAAATTTCTATAATTGATGATAAGTCTTTGTTTGATGAAATAAATTTTACGGGAACAGAAAGATTGCATTTAGAAATTGCTGGTTTAGATAGAGACTCAGAACCAGTGATGCAAAAAATATTTGTTATGGACGCAATCAAACAAGAGTCGAGAGCAAGTAATTCACAGGCTGCATATACTTTTTCTTTAATTGAAGAACATGGTATACTTGCAACTACAAGAAAATTAAGAAATTCATATCGAGGTTCTCTTGATGAAATTATTAAAAAAATTGCAGTAGGACATTTAAATAAAAATGTTGACATATCTTACCTTGAAGATACAATTACTATACAAAATGAAATAAGAGTTATCATACCTAATTTAAATCCAAACAAAGCAATAAAGTGGTTAACAAGTCGTGCAACGACAAAAACTGGTTCTCCTTATTTTATTTGGACAACAATACATGATGATAATTTTAGGTTTGGTAATTTAGAT